GGTATGGAGACAAAAAGAAGTTTAAACGCACTTTTGTTTTGATTCCTCGCATCCCAGAAATTCTGCAGGACTACCTAGATACGCTTCCTGATAAACAACTATCTCCTGGCACCTATGCCCCGCCTTCGGCGTTTGGGGCAGACCGGATTGTGTTTGAGTACCCCGGTAACATTCAAAACGTCAGCTTCTCTGAGAACACAACTAACTCTGCGACTCGGGTGTTTGTTGTTGGAAATAATGATGATGTCGGTGGCTCAGCAAGTGCTCGATACTCTGCGTCGGCATCTACTGATCTATTGAATGATGGTTGGCCTTTGATTGATAAAGTTGAAAAAGTAGAGTGGCCAGTTAAAGGCATCAATGCCGTCAATACTGATGATTGGGGTAACTATGATGCTGAAAAGGATTTACAACTTACTTCTGAAAGATTCTTGAACGAAACTAAGCCTCCTTCAGGTGACATTATAATTAGTGTAAATGGTTCTTTAAATCCAGAAATCGGTACGTTTAATCCGGGCGATTGGTGTTCAGTTGTCATTCGTGACAACTTTGTCCAGCAGCGTATGTACAGCACTTTGGAGCCTAGAAAAGATGTAATCGTTAGAAAGATTGATGGTATTCGCGTGGCTGTGCCAAACAGCCCTGCGTTCCCGGAAATGATTGATCTAACCCTAATAGCTGAATGGCAGGTGGACAAGGTTGGCAAGTAGACGTATTGCTAGAACTAAAAGCCTATCTGGTTACCTAGGATCGATCTCCCAGGAGCTTGGCGAAGCACGCCTAAGAAACTTTAGTACGTCTATCTCGGCTGAGGCTATCGACGCCAGCACTCTGTCTGAAGAAGTTCAGATCCTAGACAAGGCAATTCAAAGCGACAACTACGCGCCGGGGGCGGATGGCTGGCGTATCGACGGATCTGGAAACGCCGAGTTTGGTAACGTCTACGTTCGCGGTGACATCAATGCACTGTCGGGAACTATTGGCTACTGGAATATCTCCAACCCGTTGGTTGATCGCACGTTTGGCACTACTACTCTGCATGGCACCTTCCTAGAAAGTTTTGATCACGGACCTACCGATGTCGACGCTGTCAGCGGCACCTACGTCTCCCTGTTTAAGTCTTATGAAGACATCGAAACCAATTTCACTGCTGTAAAACTTGAGTCTAACAAGGTCACTCTAACAATCTCTGGCCATACGTACAGTGTTGGCGACCCCCTTATTGTTAGTTTTGATGATGCTACATACACCGCTCTGGAGTCTTCTCAAACATCGCTAGTTACTATTTCAGAGACAACCTATGAGACTATTAGCTATAGTGTAGGTTCTTACAATGCTAGCGGTGCAGCAGATGTTGCAACAACTGAAACTGCTGGAACCATCAAAATTTACTATGATGACGTTGCCGGCCTCTACCTTCGTGACTACGGCAAAGCCGAGTTCGACTACGGATACTTTTCTAATAGAGGCGTCTCTTATGTGTCGTCACCAGAAGTCAACTTTATGTACAACCCAAGCTTTGAGTATATAAACTCATCTTCTGTGCGTGTAGGTAGCACGACTTCCTGGGATCTTGCGAATCTCACAAGTTATGCCCAAACAAAAGCTATAACTAATGCCGTACAGAGCGGGACTACCGTAACTCTTACGGTTGGTTCTGGCCATGGGTTTGTTATTGGTGATCAAGTTGATGTTAATGATGTTACGACAGTTGGATACACTGCCCTAAATAATGACAATGAAGTAGTGCTGACTGGGGTGGCTACTTCTACAATTACTTACACCTCTGGAACCAGTAGAACCCTGACCAGTGCTGCATGTAATGGAAACGTTGTTCGCACCGCGGCGGTAGATCCTGACGTATTGCTCAGTCGAGGGTCTTTTACAGCTGCATATGCTATGCAAAGTACGTACGGTATCCACCATGAGTGGACCACCACTGCCGGGGATGACTATCTAATTGGAACCATTGACTACAGCGAGATTTTAAATAAAAAGTACACATCCTCGCTGCTTCCTATTTACTTTGGATTTGACGCGTTTATAGCCGCGGATATGAATCCAATAACTGCAACCGCTGTGACAGCGAATGCCACTTCAGGTTCGATCACTGTAACCGTAGATCAAGCACCGAGCAACGATGGAATTGCTATTGGTGACTATGTATATCTGAGTTTTGTAGGAACTAGCCCTAGTAGCGGAGAGGATTTAATAGCTACAGGGTCTTATACGCCTTCAGAGCTATCTAGAATTTATGTTGTTACTGCTGTTGATAACACGTCTCCAGGGTTTAGCCTAACTGTGTCTCAAGCTGGTGGCATCAATACTACAGAGACTTTGACGCTATCTGCTCTAAAAGACGGTGACGGCGAAGATAGGGCCTACTTTGTGTCTAAGGTTATAGCGGGAGCACTTAACCTGGAGGACATATACATAACTTTTGGTGCTGTTGATGTCCCTCTAGCCAACGTTGTAGACACTAAAACTACTGCGATATGGGCCGCAGGCGGTAATTACTACTACACTAATAATCCGTCTTCTCTAATGAATAGATTGCTGGATACCTCTTTTGGCGAGGCAAACCAGACAATTACCCCGATGTCGAATCCTTATCCTGTAGTAATCGACAGCAGCAAACTCTATACCGAGTATAAAGCCAATGATCCTGCTGGTCTGGCCGCGGAAAATACAATCAAAATTAAAATCCCTAACTGGGCCTACAAACTTACGTTTTCTAGTGTTGGTACTGGTATAGCAGTCTCTGCTACTAAAGCTACGTCCTACTCCGGAAACAACCTCTACCTTGTGTATGACAGTTTTAGTTTTAGCACTGTTAGTACTCCATTTTATGGAGACACTATAGGGGCACTTTCAAACTATGACTGGAAGACATCAGCTAGTGCTCCGTCCAGCGTGTCTGCTAGCGTACTTGGAACATACTGGATTGATCTAAATCTTGATTCAAACACATTTAATTTAAATGGTTTGGACTACATTGGGTTCTCGTCTAAAACCTATGCTTATTCCTACAGAGCTCCAGCTAATATAAACACGTATATGGGTCTGGGAACCGTCGCCTATGCACCTGACACTTCTGCGTTTACAGATCCAGACCTGCACTATCTAAACATTAGTTCTGCTGTTCTTCAATTTCCTGATCCAACTACGCTATATGCAAATGGGGTCTACACAAGGACAAGAAGCTACATTGACGTAGTCTCGTCTTACGGTGCTTCTGGTGTAGAGATGTCTGCCCTATTTGAACGTTTAGATTCGTCTGAGATTGTTGTAAATACTCAAAAGTCATCAATCATTGCCTACATTGACGAAGACGATAAATCACCTCGTATTGCCCTGAATGGTCTTATGATTGACTTAAATGGTGCTGTAACTGCAGATAACATTACTGCAAATAAGATTCGACTGACTCCTGCTGTAGACCTGAGTGCTTCTTCTACTGAACACAACTTCCAAATTGGAGAAAGCAACGGCCTCAACCTTAGAATTGATAACAATGAAATTGAGGCCCTCAATAACGGGGTTGGAGCAAACCTAAACTTAAATGGTGCTGGCAGCGGGACTGTTGTATTTGGTGGTCTACTTGACTCAAACGACACCTATGCCAACGACATCACAACCACCCGTCGAGCCATGTGGATCTCGTCCGCTGGAGTCATGGGTTACGCATCTTCAAGCCGCACCAAGAAGCAGGACATTGTTTCGGCAAACATTGACATAAACTCTGTTTTGTCAGTAGAACCTAAACAGTTTAGATATATCAAAGCCGTCGAGCAGTTTGGAAATGACGCCCCTATTGAGCTAGGTATGATTGCTGAAGACCTACATGATGCCGGGCTTACCCACTTTGTGGACTATGGTCCAGACGGAGACATTCAGGGTATCCACTACAGCACCTATGTAGTTGCACTACAGGCCGTAGTTAGGGACTTAGCCGCTCGTATTGCTAGATTAGAGAACGAATAAAAATAGACTGAAAAGATAAATTTTCAGCCTATTTTAGTGAACCGACTACCTCTTGAGTTTGCAGTATGCTGTGGCTTTGTAGTCATACCCGTCTTCAAGATCCGCGTTAGAGATTTCTACCTCCATGTCGACATACTCCGAGATGTCTCCGATAAAGCTCTCGTCAATCTCTAGGTAGTTCATCAAAGAGTTTTTTATCTTTCTTAGAACTTCCGAGTGAGTGTCACCGAAGACTACAATGTCTAGTTTGACACGTGTCATTAACGAATCCTCTTCTCTAGCTTCTCTGGGGTGTAGTGAGTTCCGTCAAGCTTAGGTTCTTTTTCGTCTGTTGATTTGAAGATGATGTCTCCGGATCGAATAGCCACCACGATACCCTTGCGGCCGTTGTGCAGGTGGCCAACTTCTGTCATATCAAAGGCATTGTGAGCAACTCGAACTACGTCGCCAACAACTATCTGACCGCGCCGGGCCGGTACCCAGACCTCGTCTTTGTTTACTTCGATTAGGGAGTGGCCTAAACCGACCTTAGATAGGATATCTAGAACGTCTTTAGATTGGGCTGGATCCATCTCAATCTCTTCCCAGGTTTTAAGCATCTTTAGTACGGCTTTTCCTGTACCGACTCGGATCTTTGCGTCTGCAAACTGCTCCTTGACCCATTCGTAGTTGATTTTACGCATTATTTTCCTTCCACCTGAGAGATGTTAAGTAGGCTCTCTAGGTATTTGATAGATTCTTGTTTATTTGGGGTGTTGTTTAGATATTCTGCCTTTTGTCTGGCAGATAGTTCTGCCTTCTGTAAGTCAGTGAAGTCTTCAATGGTGTGTGCCAAGTGTGACCATGGCTCTCCTAGAACTGTTGTTTCTTTCCAGGACGTATAGATTGGGACGCCTGCGTTCAGAGCCTGAGCATATCGGTAGCTCCACCAGCTACCATCGTTTTTATGGGTGGTTATGATTGCTCCAGCAGACTGAAGCATCTGACCGTAAACCTGATCGTCAGTCTCCCCTTTATTCCATTTCATTGGGTCTGTCTGGTAGCGAAGAGTTTCAACTAGTTTTTTAGTATCTCTAGTGGCAAATGAGTCCACTACCCATTTATCGAATCTCTCGCCGTGGGCAGTCTCTTCAGAAATCAGGTGTGCATCCAAAGAGATTCCGCTAAATTTAGGGACGTCTACAGTTATCTTTTCTCTGGCTTGTTCATCCGTCTTCCACGGTAGGCCTGGGTAGATTGTTTGAGGCCACTCTTTTGTAGCCAAGTTATTGACAGCTGTCGCAATTCGTGCCGACAGTGCGACATTTGAGACTACCTCTTTGTATCCTTTTCTGTAGGAGTAGAACTCCTTCATCAAGGCGGTTGGTGTTTTGTCTATAGACTTCAAGCTGGCGCACATCTGGGCCATACCCGGTGCGTCAACAAAAAGCCTGAGCTTGTCTGATCCCCAGAGTAGCCCTACAATATTTAGGGCACCATAGACTCGGTTAGCCGACAAGCTAGTGATTGGGCCTATGCCCACCAATACGGAGTCGTACTGGTCAAAAAAATCTTGAGAGACGTCTAGGCTTGGGTCTGCCCAAGTTACGTCATGTCCTGCAGTAGTTAGGGCTTTGTGCAGCGCTCCAGCGAATGCAAAGTTGCGCGTGTTAGATCTTTGTGAAGCCTGAGGGGCTGTCATGCCTGTTAAATATATCTTTGCCATATTTTTCTTTCTTGAGTAAGGGGGCACCGTTTTCACGATGCCCCCTATTTGCTTCCGGTCTGGGGTTAGAACGGAGCGTCAGCTGGTGCTGCAGGAGCCGGAGCCGGAGCCGGGGCTGGAGCCGGAGCAGCAGCTACTGGAGCTGGAGCTGGGGCTGGAGCCGGGGCTGGAGCCGGAGCTGCGGCAGCCGGAGCTGGCATCTCATATGGCGTTGCTGGTGTTACAGGGGTAGCACCGGTACCGCTGTAGTAGCGGCTGATCTTGTTCTTCTTTGCTCCCTGGTAGAGCTCAGAAGCGATCTGTGCGCGGAACGTGCGGCCCGCTAGGCTTGCTTCGATCTGCGCGTTTGATGGGTTGTTGTTTGTGAAGAACTCACGAGGGATACCCAGTGCACTCATCTTTGAGAAGAAAATACCTAGGGCATTCTTGTTCTCAGGGGAGATGGTGATGTTGTCCCAGATGAAGCGGTTGGCGTACGGGCCGCTAACGACCTGTGCCTTGAGCTTAAACATGGTTTTACCCGTGCTTGTGGTACCTGCTGGTGCTTCTACAACCTTTAGGTCGTAGTCACCGTCTGGTAGTGGTTCGAAATTGCCGGTGGCCTCGCCGGCATCTTTTACTAAATCGGCCCAGTTAAGAGAACTCATAGCTGTTTTTTATTTTTCCTATTCTAGAGGGGGTTATGCCGAAGCCTGGGTAGACTTCTTTTTGGTTTCGGTCTTTTCACCGAAGATGATGTCAAGCATGCGCTCTACACCAAGGTTTTCCTGCTCAACAATCGCACCTAGGCGACCCTGAACACGCTCTCCTGCTTCTACCTTGTCGGTACGCTCCACATACATACGACGTGCTCGGTAAGGCAGTTGAGTTGGATCTGGGTTTGGAATAGTCTCGTTAGAGATGTATCCAAGTACATCGTAGAAGTACGGGGCCTGGACCGCAAGCTGACCCTGTAGGTAGGGGTGCATGAGGTCATCCTGACCGCGCTTGGCCATAGCGGTGAGCACAACTGCCTCGAGAGGCTGGGTTGGGTGCATCGTTAGGTCGCGTAGGTCGCGTAGAAGCGCGCCCATGTGGCGAAGTAGCTCGCCCCACTGCTGCATCTTCATCTGCTCGGTGCCTGCAATGTTGTCCATACACTTAACCTGAAGCTCCGAGATGGAGTCAATGATTAGTGACTTGAACTGGTGCTTGCCGCTCTGAAGCCACTGGAATGCCTTCAAAACAACATCGTAGTCGCGAACTTGCACAACTACTGTGTCCCATGTGCCGTCAGCCACTGGTGGCTCTTCGCGCATTGGGTCCCAATACCGAACGTTGATTGGGAGGAAGCGGTGGCCGCCTTCCACGTCTAGCATTAGTCGGGGATATGGAGCTGTGACAGCAAAAGTTGATTTACCAACCTTTGACTCGCCATAGACCATAAGGGTTAGAGAACGCTGTACATCTGACATGCTTACTCTGTTCCTTTCTTCTCTTCGTCTTTACCGTAGTAACCGTATGGGTCGGATACCACATACAGCTGCTCAATAGCCGCCTCAGCCGCGCTACCGTCGTCAATCATCGGACAGATAGTATAGAACTGACACTTCCATTTGCAGTCTTTGTTTGGGCTTGGGTAAGCCACAAAGTTTGGGTCTGAACCTACGTCAAGAGCTTTCTTGACGTTCATCAGATCACTAATCGTACCATGAATACGCTGCCAAAACGAGCGCATTGTGAAAATATTGTGACGAACTTCGATTTGTTCGTAGAACGGTGGACGTGCGTTAGCTGTACGCTTTACCTTTTTTAGCATGGTAAAGATGCCGCCCTCGGAGCGTTCGCCGGGTTCCTTGTTCTGTGCAGACTCTAGGAGCATGTAGGTAAGGATCTGCTCGTTCATCTGAGCCTGGTTGGCAAAGTCCGAGAACGAGCCACCCACAGTCTTGAAGTCGCGGAACATGCGTACGCCATCGTTCTTGCGGCGGACACGCATGTCTAGCTTACCCTGAAGAATAACTTCTCCATCGAAGAGTGGCATCTGGATAATCTCTTCGTTAGAGATCTTCTCTAGGTTAGAGTCAATACCTTCTTCGTCCATCCACTCGAGGTAGCCTTCAAGCATGATGCGACCTAGCTCTGCCTCAGACTCTAGGTCCGTGGTGTCGCGGTAGTCAGCGACTAGCTTAGCCATGTCTTCGGCTACAAGTGTAGCGTGAGCCTCTAGCAAACCGATTTCGCCATCAGACGAGTAGTAACGGTCTAGAGCCTCGTGGATGCGGGAACCAAGAGCTAGGGCTCCAGTAAACTGAGTCTGCTTTGGCTGTAGACGTCGGTAGTAGTTGAGCCACCACTTACGTCGGCAATCCTTAAACACCTGGATTTCCGAGTTGGAGAGTGTGTAAGGTGTTTTTACTTCTGGTGTCGTTTCGTCGTTCATATTTAGAGCTTACCAGCCTTATCGTCTTTTAGCAACTCTAACAGTTTATCTTTGTCTTTGACAATCTGCTCGAAGTTGTCTGCCTTTGTTTCCAGTACCTGAAGAACACGTTCTTCAATGGTACCTTCGGTCACGTAGTCCATGATAATCACAGAGTCGTGGATCTCAGAACCGATTCGGTGAATACGGTCTAGAGCTTGTTTGTGGTCAACTAGCGACCACGGGCGCTGAAGCATCACTAGGCGACGTCCGGCGGTAAGGGTCACACCTACACCACCAGCCTGCACCGTGAACAGGATCCACTTGGTCTTGCCAGACTGGAAGTCGTCAATGGCCTTCTGACGCTGGTCCTCATTCTGGGCACCAGTGATTAGGCCGTGAGCAATTCCCTCCTTGGTCAAACGTGCGCTAAGAAGTTCGATTAGCTGACGGGACACAGCGGCTACCGCTACTGAGTCGTCTCCAAAGTCGCCGCTCTTAATATCATCCATTAGAGCATCTACTTTACACGATGGCTCTGCTAATAGCACAACCTCTTCTCCAGTAGTTTCGTCTACAGTGATTTCTGCAAAAGAGCTAGCAAACTGGTGTAGACGAGTTGTCTGAGTTAGAACGCTTGGTGCCACCACTGCCCCACCGCCACCTTCAAGCTCTGCAATCATGTTGTCGCGCATGTCCTTGTAAGCTTTTGCCTGCTTTGCTGACATCTCGACGTCGCGACGTTCAAACATCATCTCAGGTAGCCAAGGAAGTACGCGTGACTTAAGCATGCGGCGCATGCGTGGGTTTACAGTTGCGTGGAACTCTGCTTCCATATGCGGCTTTAGTCCTAGAACCATCATGCCACCGAAAGCGTTGAGCATCGTGTTTACCATGCGGTCAATCCACTTAGTCTTGCTAGGCCACTCTTCTGGCGAAAGCCAGTGCAGGATTGCCCACATATCAAGCACGTCATTTGCAATAGGGGTACCGGTCAATGCAAAGCGAATGTCTGCGTCTCCGGTGGCGGCCCATAGAGCGCGGCTCTGCTTAGACTTAGGGTCCTTTGAGCGGTGCATCTCGTCAGCAATGACGGCCTTAAAGTCAATATTGTTAAGTTCTCGCGGGTGTACCTCGCAGCGGGTCTCGGTTACGCGGTCGTCTAATCCACCGCAGGCTGAGCAGCGTGCTAGTGCAATAGAGCCATAAGGCGATAGTCGAGAGTGTGAGCGTAGAGATTCCCAGTTTATTGCGTAAACATCGGCTTCTTCTTCAAACTGCTTACGACGCTGAGTAGCGGTTCCCTTGATAACCTGGACGCGTACGCCTGGCCACCACTTCTCAAACTCGCGCTTCCAGTTCTTTTTCAAAGTGTTAGGGCAAACGACTAGTGCTGGAAATGGTTCTCCGCCATCGTCCTGAATTTTTTTAAGGGCGCGGATAGCCTGGGCAGTCTTGCCAAGACCGGGCTCATCGGCTAGTAGAGCGCGGCGTGCGGTTGCTAGGTACTTAACTCCAGCGCGTTGGTGAGGGAATAGGTCTTCATCGCCTTCTCCGTCTGGAAGAATCTCTAGGTCGCGAAGAGCGTTGCTTGGGTCTACTCGGTTGGTGCGTTCTGCGCTGGCCCATGCGGTAAGGGCATCGCCTAGAACTAGGTCTTCTTTAAACGTTGAGCGTAAAGCTAGACAGGATGTCCACGACGCTGGGACCTTCCAAAGTTGGGATTTTCCGTCATAAGACGAGCCAGGTAGGCTTTTGCACAGTTCTTTGTAACGCCAGTCAGCGTTAATAAAGATGTATTTGCCGGTTTCGTCCAGCTCTACTCCTACTGCCATGTTGTTGTTCCTTTCGTCTCTAAATAGATACTATCACATTTTAGGAAATATTATTAGCAAAAAGCTATAGTATCTCGACTATTTTAAAAGTTTTAGTGGTTTCCAGCCACTTTTGACCAATCTTAGCAGGCCATGTCGGATGCTGTCAAGTGCGTGCCCCTCGCCTCCGCGATGCCAGTAATCAAGGATTCTAATCTTTTCATTAGTGAACATTGCTTTTGCGTCGGCTGGAGATTGGAAAAAGATTTCTTCGGGAGATCGTCCATTGTCCATAATAATCTGCTTTAGGATTCCAATCTGCTCCAGCGAATACGGAGCCTGCGAGTTGCGAACGGTCTGAGCGTTGATGGTGAATCGCTCGCACACAACTTCAAGCTTTACCCCGTGCGACTGGGAGAATCTGAAAGCGTCTCGAATAGGCTGAGCGTACTCGTGCTGCTGATACTCTCCGGACCAAAGCATCGTTGGGTCCTCTTTACCGTCCCACGTGAAGTAGCACATGCCGGTGGCTTTTCCTGGGTCTACTGCTAAAATGTGTCGCATTAGTACTTTGCTCCCCAGTTCTCTAGAGGTCCGTCAACATCAGCGGTAAGAGGCACTGACCAGCCATCGCGGGTGGTCATACACTCGCGTACGATCTGTTGGATCTCGGCCGCATCTTCGCGAGGTGCGTTTAGTACGATTTCGTCGTGTACGGGCACAATAAGTAGTTCAGTTAGATCTGCCTTGTCTAGTTTGATTAGGTTTGACTTAAACACTTCTGCAGCACCTCCTTGGATTAGGTAGTTAACCAGAGTATACACTCGGTCTTCGTCACAAGGTAAGCGACGTCCAGTCCAAGTATTTACGTAGCCCTGACCTTCTGCGCGTAGTCGGCGCATACCCACGTCTTCGACCTGCTTCTGGAACAGGGTCATGCCTGGGAATCGTAGGTCGAATGCGTCTGACACTGCCTGCATCTGATCCTTGGCTACACCAGCAGTAACGGCTTGCTTTTCTACACCTGCTCCATAGAGACGACCGTAGACCACGCCCTTGATAAGTCCACGACGCTTGTCTGACTTCTGCATTGTTGGGTCTTGATAGATCTCGCGGCCGATCTCGGTGAACGGGTCAGAGCCAGTAGCGTCAGCTAAGTTAAATAGGCTGATTAGGTTTGGATCCTTAGATAGCGATGCGAACATACGGAACTCAACCTGGTCAAGGTCCGAGGTGATGATTACGTGGTCGTCATCTTTAGGCAAGAACGCGCGGCGCACTGTGTCGTCTCCCTTTGGAAGAGTCTGTAGGGCTGGGTTCTGGATGGACATGCGACCGGTGCGGGCACCCATTGTCTTTACAGATGGGTGTACAAAACCATTTACATTGTCATTAATGAAGTTCTTGAAATATGTGTTGGCTAGTTTGTCAGCTTTTCTCTGTTTGAGCACAACGTCAGCCAGCTGCTTGATTTCTGCGTTACCCTCTTGTAGGAAGATTTTTAGCTGGTCGGCAGAGGCAGACTTCTGCCCTGATGGGGTGAACTCTGTGATTTCAGCCCCGAGGCTCTCAAAGATCTTGACTAGCTGGATATTACTGGTTATGGACATGCCGTAATGCGACTTGCCCCACTCCTTTACCTGTTCAGTGTAGTTCACCAGCTCGTCGTACTTCTTCTGAGAGTAGTCTAGATCTAGCCTAGCGCCGTTGATCTCCATACGGGTAACAATCTTTCGGGTAGCCATCTCTAGCTCGTACGCCTGAGAATAAGGCTGACCCGGACCGCACTTCTCCCAGAACTGCTCAAATAGACGCATAGTTAGGACAGTGTCGAGGGCACCATAGGCCCAGTAAGGTTCAAAGTTAATAGGCACAGTTCCCCAGGTCCAGCCGTTTTTAGCTAGTTCCTGGTCTAGTACTGATTGGAGCTGGGCAGCCTGTGCATCAACATACCGTGCGGTGAGACGTTTTAGCGCGCCTGACCCCAGTGGATCGATAAGCTGAGCCATAATCATGGTGTCGTGCGCCCGGTGCCAAGGCATGTCCCAGCGGGATTGCACATCAAACCAGCGGGCCTCGAAGGCAATATTGTGACAGACAATCAATCCATCAAACTTGCTCATGGCTTCGTAGAAAACCCCGTTCCACTCGTCCCAGGGGATGGACCAACCGGTCTGTCCGTCACCTACCTGAACTAAGCGTAGACGTCCATGCCAAGGAGATAGGGCGTCGCCGCGTGGGTGCCCTGGAAGTTCGCCTGTTTCAGTGTCGATTGCAATTGCGTTGTATGGTCGACGCTCGCCTAGCCAGCTAATAAACTCTTCAGCGGTTTTGACGCTATTAACTAGATTTAGTTTTACGTCAGATAAGCCGGATGCCATATCTAATCCTTTTGTCGTTTGTCTTTGTAATGGTAACACAACTAGTGTGCTAAAGCAATGCTATTTAGAAGTTGTCTTCGTCGTCGTCAAAATCCATGTTCTCTACGAAATCTTTATTTTCTCGGCTATTTGTTATGTATGGAGACAGCATACCGCCAGCCACTGACATACCTACAATGTGTAGGGCTTGTTTTTCGGTGAAGCCGGCCCACAGAAGCGAGAGAAACATCTCGTGTAGGTCTGTTGCAGCCATCTCGAGGTTAGTTACTATTGGAAAATTAGCAGGAGGTATGTTATCTGGTAGAGGGGTTTCTTCATTCATAAGCACACCTTATCATGGTTAGGGGATAACTTCAACTCTGTAGATTGAGTCTATTGACTTATCTTTGTCTGCAGCTGCTTCTAGTAGTCGCTGGGCGACATTGGTAAGGTAGCGTGCGCCACCGTCATCAAACTTGTATAGGGCATCCAAAACTGCTTCCGGTTCATCCGAGACCTGTGCCCAGTAGCGGTGCTTTTCTGGGAAGATCAGATCTGCTTCTTCGGTTGGGCCGCACTCCTCACAGGGGATGGCGTCGTTCCTTAGCGAGGAGTAGTGTGCTTCGCTAAGTCCGTATCGCTTCACAAGTGAGCATGCGGCTCCATGAAATACCGTAGAGACTCCAATCCTAGAAAGGATGTATGAGCCGCTCTCGGTTTTGTAAAGTTCAAACTCAATCCATCTGGTTGAGCCCCTGCGCCACGAAGTAGACTTGCCTAGAAGAGTGCCGTTGAACTGTAAAGTTCTGGCACCATCTTTAACTTCGTACATGACTACTTCTTTTCTTTTTTAGCTTCTTCAAGTTGCTTTTCTAGCTCAGCCACCTTATTGCGCTCCACCATGAGCAGTGCTTCAAGTTCCGCATTTAGTCCCATGGACTTGCTTAGTTGATCGCGGGTGACTGCTAGAACGTTGTTGAAAAGTTCAGTGTTGTCTGACATTGTGTATTCCTATTCGTAGTACGTATACAGTAATTTTACTACGAAAATCCATCCCCTATAATCTCCTATGTTTTAATTTTGTGGCTTGGTTTTATTGTAATTATGGGCAGAAAAACTTGTAAAATAGAGGTATATCAGGAGCGTGAATTGAAGGATTCTAGAGTAGGCGAGGGCCTATGGGTAGAATGGTCTGGAGAAGGGTTTGTCCCCTTCAGACCTTCTTCAATTATGTTCTACACTTTTGAGCATGTAGACGTTGAGATTGATGTTGTGAAACGCGCTCTAGCGTCTTCGCTGCAGAGAGATGGTATAGCTATATCTCTTGGTGAGGGCTACCGGCTGGCAGATGCTGGGTTGATTACTCATGGTTTTGGTGGATATATTGACGGTGAGATCTTTCTCACGGTCTGTAATGAGTTTGGAGAAACTGATTCTGGTGATGTTGTTGATGAAATACTAGAAATTACGTGGGTAGAGCTTAATGGTTGAATGGGTTCCTAGCAAGGACATGGATTGGCAGTCTGATGCAGAGTGCGCTAAAAATAAAAATATGGAAAAGGTAGAATTTTTCTTTTCCGAAGATCCTAAGGAAAAAGCAGTTGCTCGGAGTATCTGCGCCCTCTGCCCCGTTCGTAAAGATTGCATCAAGTGGGCTCTAGAGAATAGCCAGATCTGGGGGATATGGGGAGGCAAAGACGAGCACGAGATTCGTCGTACTTTATCTGTAAATGCAGACGGAGCTGAGATTCGCAGGGACCGCTACCCTCAGTGTCTTTTTTGCGGTGCTACAGCTAAAAAGCTTGAGCCAGTGATTGCTGAGAACCCGGACGGTGGTCGTTGGACTACAGTTAGACTTGTCAGTTGTACTGACTGCGGATTTACTTGGAGAAGTCGCACTAGTGCTAATGCTGTAAATGCTTATAAATCTATGATTGCGGAAAAGAAACTTCGTAAAGAGTTAGAAGCTATTGCTGCAGCAGAGGCTGCTGAGCTAGAAGAAGACTTGGATGGTAGACTTTTTTAGTCTAGATCCTTCATACGTTTCTTAATGTCGGTACTACTTATGCCTTTTGTGTACGGCACGTAGATGAGTCCAATCCCGCGCTCGTCAAGCCAGTCTTGAGTAAACCCCATTTGCTTGTAGTAGTCTCTACGTGCCCAGTCGGACCCAATAATAATGTAGTCTGGCTTTACCATATCAATCGAAATAGTTGAGTCCTCCCCGCCAAAGTTTGGGATCACGCGGTCTACCCATTTACAGGCCATTAGAATCTCTTCGCGTTCGTTGTAGGTCAGAACTGGGTATTTTCCCTTGTAGTTGTAGATAAACTCGTCTGTGTTTAGGGCTACCACAACCTTGCCAAAGTCTGCAGCTCGTTCTAAGAGTCGATAGTGCCCTGGGTGCGGGAGATCGAATGTGCCTCCTGTGTAAACAACTGGAGTATTCATTAGTAATCTAGATCCTCGATGTTCTTCAAGTTGGCGTATATTTTTTCAATCGGGTACTCTGTGCGGAAGTGGTAGTTGGCTTTGTCTTCGATTGCTTCGTATATTACTTTTAGTGGTGCAGAGTCTTTTCCTAGATATTCTAGATATTCTGCAAATCTGTCTTTAATGTTTTTGCAGTCACTGGCTGCAGTTTCTAAGGCGTACGAGGTGCTGATTTCTGTTCTCATAAAAAAGTCCCATTTGCGGTATACCTTTTTATTGTTGTAGATTGCCCAGGCACCGCAAACCTTGTCTAGGCAGTGGCCGGTTACCATCTTTGAAAAGTCCATGTAGTCGTTCGCTAGAAGCCAGCGGTAGTATTCCAGAATATCTAATGCAGCTTCTCGATTCATCGCAACATAGATACCGTTAATGAATGACATTAACCCCATGTTCTCGTGGCTTTTGGACATTTGAATTAGCGAGAACATCCCCTCGCTGGCGTCATTTACCATACGTGGTGACATCACCCAGATGTCTTCGTCTGCTGTCATCTGGTCTTCTAGAAGTCTGACAAACTCGGCGTGCTGGTCACTGTAGGCATCTCCAGCATTGAAAATAAAGATGCCGTGATCGGTCTTAGCAAAATCTTCTAGTGAGTTGTAGAAGTGTCCGTAATACCAAACTTTCTCTGCCGGAACCCAGTTAGTTCGTTTTTGAGGAACTGGGTTTAGGTCCCAGATTAGGAACTCGATCCCGGCTTTAGTTAGCTGGTCATCGATACGGATCCCATTCTTCAGGACCTGGTCCCAGATCGGGATATACATTTTGCTAGTTTTTTTCATACTATTTTACTGGCAGTACGCTAATAAACTCTCTTGGGTCGAAGTCTCTGCCTAGTACCATAGTCAGTAGACCCGGCTTAGACTCGAGACCTGCACGGTCACGGAACCACTCTGAGCCAGGATCCGTTGTAGGGCACTGACACCATAGACGGTCACCGATATCCATTGTGCGGAAGTTGTGGAAGTGTCCGGACACCCAGACGTCTGCGTTACCGAGTGCGGTCTGACCGGCAGCCTGGCCCGATAGATACTTCAGTACATTGTTCTGGTTCGCCTGGTGGCCGTGGAATAGCCCGAGGTGTGTGCCTTCAATGTCTACAACTAGAGTCTGGTGACCAGAGGCTGGGAACCTGAACTCTACGTGCTGTAGCGCAGGGTTCTCTGCGCAGGCGTCTTGCACTGCTGCAGCAATTTCGACGTTCCAGCCATCAGCGGGATCGGCAGCAACCTGACGTGTTACTTCGTCGTGGTTCCCGTTAATGACCGGAACAACCATACGCTCTGCTAGTGGAGCGAAAGCTTTAATCTGAGCCATAAGAAGTCGACGTGCAACACGGACCTGCTCAGTGAGGCCTAGGTCTGATGCGGCTAGACCTTGTAGACGTCCATTCTGTGACACGTTACCTTCAACGTGGTCTCCTGGAAGTGCTAGGGTGATCGACCCTAGATTTAGACCCATCTTTTGGTAGTCTTTAAATTTTTGTACTGATGCGTCAGTCAGGGCTAGGATGCGGTCAATCGATTGCTGAGTGCCTTGTCCACCTGCCTTCTTACCGATCTGCTGATCAGCTGGGGCGGCTAGGAATGATCCAGTACCGTTGGCTACTTTAATGCCACGCTCTGGACGCCACTTCTTGATTTCGTCAATTAGTTTCTCGGCGTCTAGTCGGTCCGCGTATGCGACTCGGTTTGGCACTACGTTTACTCGCAGCGACTCCAGGTACTCGCCGTCGTACTTCTGCCACTTACCGCGGCGGATTGAAGTGACATTCCAGTCGTCAGGGTTGAGGTCAAAGTCCTCAAGAATCTGACGAGCGTCTTGAGGCTCGCCGGCTGGGCGAGGCTGAGAAACGATAAAACCTCCAGAGATGTCGTCGACGTCCATCTTTGAACGCCAGTTCTCTGGGGTATTAAGTGCTTTGAAATCTGATCCAGATTTGCCTGGATTGGCTAAATCTTCTAGTTTATCTGATAAACCCATTACATAACCTTTCGGGCGCAGCTGCAGTCTCCGCGACGGTGGCGGTCTACTGCGCTATTTGAGATGTCGTGACCCTCTTCTCGGAGGACTTTTGCCAACATAGAGTTCGGTACTCGTTTAGGGTCACCCATCGAGACCGCTAGAATTGCTGCTAGCTGTTCTTTATCTTTTGGATTAAGTATGTCGGTAGACAGCAATATGCCAACTTTACATAGCGATACTTTTGCCATTTGAGTAGCTTTTTGAAGCTTGTCGGACAGTGACATGTTGTAACTCCTTCATTCGTCATTTGTGTCTTTAAATCATCTTAGCGTATAAAACGCCATTTTGCTAAGAATTAACTAGCTTTTTTTGCTCTAGTTTTTCTAGCTGGTTGTATTGTACTAGTTTGAGCTGGGATTAAGAAGTTTTTTATGATTTCTAATTCAGTGCTTGTTTTGATTGCATGCTCTTCAATTGTATTGACTCTGTCGGCTAGAGAGCTACCGCCGTTTTCCCAGAGTTGGTGCTCTACCCGGTCTAGTCGTTCAGAAATGGTTCTACCTTTTGCATCCAATCCAATAGATTTGCTAATAGTCTGTGCTATTCTGTAGATTGCAACAATGCCACCGACGATAACGCCGATGGCGGTGACTACAGCTGATACTGTAAAGATGAGCTCAAGTGGCATGATAGGGAATCCAATGGGGTTTTCACGGGCTATGTATAATTGTACAACAGCCTGTACTTAGTGATTAGCCCTAGGCGTGCTACACTTCAAGACACTCAGATGCTGTATTCAATTTTGATTTTTAGCGCCTAGGGTGTATTATCGTCTTTGATAACACTACAGAAAGGTTTATACGTATGTCATCTCCCAAAACGACGCACGCTGAACGACTAGCAAAAGGGTCTGTTTGGTACGCCAAGCAGGGATGGAAGATTCTCCCTTGCTTCGGTATTACAGATGGAGGTCGCTGTACCTGTAATGGTCAGCACGCTGAGCCAAAGGACATTGGTAAGCACCCCCAGATTGGCGATTGGAATAACCGCGCTACGGATGAGATAGAAATCGTAGAGTCTTGGTGGGATCGCAATCCTGAAAACAACATTGGTGTTTACTGCCAGGGTTCTGGATTTATCGTTGTCGACATTGACCCGCGCTCTGGCGGTATCGAGTCGTTTGAGAAGTTTGAAGAGCTACTTGGGATAACTCTTCCAAAGACTGTAGAAGCGCTGACTGGTTTGTATAGCTATCAGGGTTCTCAAAACCGTGGACGTCACCTGTACTTCAGGGTCGAAGACGGCGACCAGTTTATGGGAAACCTAAAGTCTTATGGTTTGAACGGTATCGACATTAAGTACAACGGCTACGTTATGGTGTCGCCGTCTCGTCACGGGTCTGGTGTTACATATGACTGGGCACCTGGACAATCTCCATGGGAAATGCGTATGGCTGAGGCCCCCGAAGAACTTTTAAATGCAATCCGTAAGCGTAGCAGCCGTGGCCGTGGTGGGACAAGCCTTGGTCAAGGTGACTGGAGCTGGCTCGGGGATCTGAACTCTGGCGACGAGCGCGTTGATATTAACAAGTTTCTTGAAGAAGGTATTGAAGAAGGCTCTCGTGCTGTAGACATCTACAAGCTAGCATGTGCAATTGCGAACAAGATGGGCGTGGACTCTGAGGCTGGAAAGCTTGCAGTAGAGACTCTTATGATTCGCTTCAACCACGAGAAGGTTCGTCCACCGCTAGAGCTTGAGGGCCAGGGTGGCCTACTGATGCACGTTCGACGTGCTATTGATTTTGTTGCTAATAACCCAGTTGGCGATTTGATTTGGCCGGGTGCTCAGGATTGGGCTAAGCGTAACCAAGAGGAGACCAGATCTACCCCATCTAATCCAGCCCCTAAGGTTAAAGATTCCGAAGGCAACGAACGCCACTCCGAAGTTGTGTACGGCACTATTGGCGCGGCTATGGCCGACGCCGCCCACAGCGGTGTTTCAATTGCCGATGCGTTCAGCAGTGGTAACGTTGACGTTCCCAAGGACCCAGACGCTATCTCTGAGCATGAGGGTGGCTCGCCTGGTAGGCGTTCGCTCTCTGATATCGGTAACGGTCGTCGAATCGTAGACTCGTTTGGGTCCTCAATTCGATACACTCCAGGTATCGGTTGGTTTATCTGGGACGGCAGCTACTGGCGTCCAGATGCCGAGGACCTCGGTATGCGTGAGGTTGCTAAGCGTGTTCCAACTATTATTGCCACTGAGGTTGCCAAATACGACGACCAAGATAAAAAGAATGAAGTCTTGAAGTGGGCTAATCAGGCTAAGTCAAACTCACGCCTGAACTCTGCAATCGAAAGCGCAAACTCCGACCCTCGTGTTGTGGTCCCTGTAGAAGAATGGGACGGCGACGAGTATCTTCTTGGTGTGGCCAATGGTGTTATTAACCTACGCACCGGTGAGCTTTTGCGTGGACGTCCAGACTTGCATATCACGAAGCGCACCCCTGTTGCCTATACCCCTGGAATGCGTAATGTCCGCTGGGAGCAGTTCCTAGACTTTGCTACCGGTGCTGACAAAGAGCTTCAGGATTGGATTCAGCGCGCTGTTGGCTACACACTCACCGGTCTAAATAATCAGGACCTTATGTTCTTGGTCTACGGTCCTCCGGGCTCTGGTAAGAACACATTTGTTGAAGCAATCGTTAAGGCTCTCGGAACTCAGCAGTATTCGTGGCCGCTGGATTCAAGCATCCTTGCTGACAATGGTGGAGCTACCAGCAGCACCGACCTATATCACTGGGCCGAACTTCGTGGTAAGCGTATGGTTTGGGTTGACGAGTTGCCAGAGTCTGAGCGCATCAAGGAAAACTCTATTAAGAAGTTGACTGGTTCATCTGAAATCTCGGCGCGTTCGCCTGGCGAGAAGCCGTTTACATTCAAGGCCCAGGCTAAGCTGTGGGTTACCACTAACCACCGCCCTATGATCACTGATGATGCTATGTGGCGTCGTATTCGTCCGATTCCATGGAGCAAGGTTCCTGAATCTTCCGATCCAGACCTGAAGGCATACTTGTTTGACCCTGAAGGTGGTCTGCCAGCCGTGCTTGCTTGGGCCGTTGAGGGCGCGATCAAGTATCTAGGTTCTTCTGCCCGTGATCCTCTAGGTTGGTGTACTGCCGTAGCTGAAGCTGCTGACATGTACCGCAAGAACGAAGACCGTCTTGGTATGTTCTTGAACGAAGAAATGAAGCAGGTTGAGGGTGCGACTACTCGAGTTAAAGAAGTCTATGCGGTGTATCGAGTTTGGTCTGATGAACGTGGTGAGCGTCCTATGACTCAGATTGCATTCCACCGTAAGCTATCTGACCGAGGTCTAACCATTATGGGTCAGGGCTCTCGCGCTGAGCTGAAAGAGTATGTGATGGCTCCTCGTGCTGTTGAGTCGAATGGTATCGACTGGAACTTGGCTAGCAGACTCGCTAACTAAAAAAGTAAATATTTAACACTTTCTATCGATTGTGCGATAGAATGTGATTGTGCTCCTTGGGAGAGAGGCACAATGGGGCCGGGTAGTCTCCCTTCCCGGCCCCTTCTTTTTAGTTAGGATTTTTATGCATATACGCATTGCAACACCTATGTACGGTGGGAACTGTAAAGGCATCTACATGGACAGCGTTATCAACCTTACCTTTGAGCTTGCTCGAAAAGGTTATCAGATATCATTCTCTAAAATCTACAATGAGAGTCTTATCACAAGGGCCAGAAATAATCTGGTCAAGGAGTTTTTAGACAGTGACGCTGACTACCTCTTCTTTATCGATGCCGATGAGGGCTTTAATGTTGCAGATGTCGTGGCAATGATTGAAATTGAGGCCGATGTTATTGGTGGGATTTATCCTATGAAAAACATTAACTGGGACGGTGTCCGTGCCGCTGCGCTGGCTGGGAAAGAAAACCTAGCTGACTACTCTGGTATTTTTGCAATGAATCTTCTTCCTGGAACATCTACCATTAAACTGAATGAGCCGGTTGAGGTTACAGAAGTTGCTACCGGTCTAATGTTGATTAAGCGAAGTGTGTTTGAAGAGATGGAGCCGCTCTGTCCTAAGTATGCTTTGAATGGTTCCAACGGTCAGTTTGACTTTGATCGGATGGTTACCGAGTTCTTTGCTACCAGTATTACAGAGGATGGGATTTTGCTATCCGAGGACTACCACTTCTGCCGTAAATGGCGCGAGATGGGCGGTAAAGTTTATGCCGCTCCGTGGGTAAATGTGGTCCACGCCGGTGACTATCAGTTCAGTGGTCGGTTTGCTCAAGATGTCCAGCTTAGACATGAGATGTCTACTAAAGTAAAAGATTCCGAACAGTTGTCGGATACCACTGACGACCATTCTGAGTAGGCACTTGATCTCGGTTTAGTCCGTCTGCAATCTTGCGGTATGAGGCCCCGGAAGATCGTTCAGCAGTAACGCGCTGTTTGATCTCTTCTGGGGTCTTATTCTTTGGTCCCATGTCAACCCCCCAGACTACCCCGCGTGCACGTCGGTCTTTGTGTACGTCCTTCTGACGCTCGGCAATGATCCCACGTTCCATCTCAGCTAGGGCTGACATGATTGTGACTACGAAGCGACCTTGGTAACTAGAAGTGTCTAGGTTTAGATCTAGCATCACAAGACGCCAACCGTTCTTGTTGGCTCGGTCTACAACGCTAAGGAAGTCTTGTGTTGAGCGAGCTAGACGATCAATGCGGGTAACAAATAGTGCTTTAGCTTCTCCGGCATCTAATCTTTTTAGTGCGTCTGTAAGTGCTGGACGTCCGCTAATATTTTTTCCAGAGCGGCCTTCTTCTCGGACAAGTTCAATGTTTGTGTAGCCAGCCATCTCGGCTGCCTGCTGCAGTTGACGTTCTTGGACGTCAAGGGATACGCCGTCGTTTACCTGTAGTTGGGTAGATACGCGTGCGTAAAGTATTGCTAAGTCTGTAGGTTCTATGTCCACGTATTAATTATAGGTCAGTAAGAATAGTTGTTACTGTTTGATAGAGATCCTCTACGGGCCCATAGTTCATAATGCGGTGATCAAACTTGTAGTCGTCTAGGTCGTGCTCAGAGGTGTGGTCGTTGGCAGCTTTTACCCCTGGGCGCTCTACTCTCCAAACCTCTCCGCCGACTGCTTGAACCGAGTTGGCCTCGTTTTGATATCTAACGTCAGACAATACGAAGTTAGACCCTTCGGTTACCTGCTTCAATGCCTGCTCCACCCAAAAGTTTTCGCCAAACATCTCTCGGCCAACCTCCGTGCCCATACGTTGCATGAGCCCTCGGTAGGTGGGGAAGTATGTCTTCATATCGTCCCAGCCAAATAGATTTACGGCCTGTCTAAAACCATAAACTAATCCAGTCATATCCGTAATCTCTGGGTTTAGTTTGTAGAGTGCTTCGCGCATCGGAGCAGCAAATGATAGTTTGATAAATCCGTGATGCTCGACTAGATAATCAGCAATAGTGTCTTTGCCTGAGCGCGCGTATCCGCTTAGTCCAATAATCACCTTTAGACCTCTTCGGAGGTTTCTGCAATTCTGATTCTCTCAGTTAGGATGCCTGAGTCATAGCCGTCCTCATATCCTCGAACGTAGGCTTCCATCTCTTCAATCGTCGCTTCCCTGACTTTGAAATCAGTTCCATAGAGGTCTTTGATTGCCTCTGTTTCTGACTTAGCTGCGACGTACGAGTACTCGTCAAAGAACTGCCCTGGGATTATGTCGGTCGATTGCTTCCAGTCAACGCGGTAAAGTTTTTGATTATTAGTTGTCATTATGTTCCTATCACTTTGAATAAGTCTACACTAAGGCCTAGCAAAAGTGCTAGAATTGGTCTAATGACGAACAACAATCTTGTGCAAAAATCTGTAGCCAGTGGCGGGCAACTTAGTCCTCTTGTTATTTCTCAGGGGTTGACCGCTGGGACTGGACTTATGAATCCTTCGGTCTTTGTTACCGACGAGGATGAAATCTACGTAAACCTGCGTCACGTTAACTACACTCTCTATCATTCTGAAAATGACCAGCGATTCCCTAGTCGATGGGGTCCACTTGCTTACCTGCATCCGGAAGCGGATCAGAACCTACGTACTACTAACTACATCTGTAAGTTAGATGAGAATCTCTCAATGGCCGACTTCGGTCTCATTGACACTTCTAAACTTGACGTTCCGCCTCTCTGGGAGTTTGCTGGGGAAGAAGACTGCCGCCTAGTTAAGTGGGAAGGCAGATGGTACGCAATCGGAGTTCGGCGCGATACAACTACTAATGGCCAGGGTCGCATGGAACTGAGCGAGATTGAGATCGACGAAGATGCTTGGACAGTTAAAGAAGTGTCCCGTCTACGCATTCCTGCCCCTGGAGAAGACAACTCGTACTGCGAGAAAAACTGGATGCCGATTCTTGATAAGCCTTTCCACTTTGTAAAGTGGACGTCACCGACTGAAGTTGTGCGTACTTGGCCAGAAGAGCCGGCCGGTTGTGCCCAGGTTGCTCTAGTTGAATCTTTTGCTCCAGAAAAAGACCAGCGTGGCGGTTCTCATGTGGTTAGGTGGGGGGATTACTACATTGCTTTCACGCATGAAGTGGACCTAGAAAGAAACTACCTAAACCAAAAGGATGGCATCTACAGGCATAGGTTGGTTGTCTGGGATCAAGACTTTAAGCTGATTGGCATGTCTCAGATGCCGCTTGTCTTTCTTGGGGGAGATATTGAGTTTGTTGCTGGCGCTGCAATCTATAAAGGCGACTTGCTTGTTAGTTTTGGATTTCAAGACAATGCCGCTTTTGTCCTAAGAATGCCATCTAGTGTGGTTGATGACTTAGTTAGCGAGGCCTTAGAGTATGAATCCAAATAAAAGAATCGAATTTCTAACGGTAGAGCTATCTAAAGACTCCTACAATCCTGAAAAAAATCTTGCTTTGGCAGTGGAGTATGAAAAGCTCGGTCAAACTGCATCTGCTGTCAGTTTCTATCTGCGTGCGGCTGAGTACGGATACAAGACTCACATGGACTTGACGTATGCGGCTCTTGTCAAAGTCGCATCTTGTATTGATAGGCAGACGGGTCGTGGGCTTACCGTTAGCAATAGCCTACTTCAGGCCGTGGAGTATCTACCTACTCGTCCGGAAGCTTACTGGGCATTATCTGTTTTTTATGAACTTGCTGGTCAATGGCAGGAGAGCTACACGTTTGCTAGCCTTTCGCTAACGCACAACAGACAGGTGTTTGAATTGCCTGTGAGTGTCGGCTATTACGACTGGTATTCGGCAACATTCCAAAAAGCGGTTGCCGCGTGGTGGATTGGCCGTAAGTCAGAAAGCTTGGCTGCACTTAGAAAACTTGCTGCCGACAAGGATTGCCCGGAGATTTATAGAAAAGCCTCTAAAGATAATTTAGATAGACTAGACGTCTAGTTAGTTTACCTAATCCAGCATCTCCCAGATGGTAAAGCTAAAAGTATCTCCAGTTGAGATTGTTGCACCAGAGGATGCCGCACTAATAGTAATATTTCCGCTAACATCTACAAAGCCACCAATTAGTGGACCAGAACCGTTTGTGAGAACCATTCCGCTTGCGGCGGTTGAGCCATACCAACCGCTTGAGAAAAATGCAATCTGTGAGTTAGTAATGTTACCTGTGGCAGGTACTGTAATGTTTGCACCAGTACGGCTAACTGTAATGATTCCATTAACCATGCCGTTTAAGCGACGGACACTGAAGCTAGTGAGCGACCAGCCAGTTGATGCGGTAAGAGGAACACCTGCAGAAGATGTAGTTATCCAACCTGAGTCATTTGCATAAATGTTGCTGGTAAAAGTTTTAGTTCCGGCAAACGTTTGTGCAGCTGTAGTCACGATTCCAGACGCTGTATTTGATGCCGAAGGAATTGCTGCTACTGAGATAGTGGCTGATGTGCCAGTAATATTAGCAGTAGGACCAGACCCCGCTCCGGAAGTCCACGCCCAAGTGGTTGGAAAGGTGTTAGTGTCAGTATCTACCCATGGGACGTTGACAACTGCTTGACCTGTTGCGTTTAACTGTATTCCGTATGTTCTTGATGCAGTGGAAGTGACTGCACTGGCTGCAACAGACTGTGTTGTATCGGAAAATAGCTCAATTCCTCCTAGTGTTGTGGAGGTTGCTGTCGGAAGTGAATACGTTGCTCCAGTTGTCCCTTGTGCACCAGTAGTACCCTGAATTCCCGTACCCGTAATACCCTGAGTACCTGTAGAGCCCGTAACACCCTGAGACCCCGTCGCACCCGTGGTTCCCTGAATACCTGTAGAACCTGTAATACCTTGAGTTCCGGTGGCCCCTGTGGTGCCCTGCGCGCCGGTTGCTCCCGTGGTTCCTTGGGCACCAGTGGTTCCCGTGGTTCCCTGTATGCCTGTGGCACCTTGAATACCTGTAGAGCCAGTCGTTCCTTGCGCACCTACTGAACCTTGAATACCAGTAGCACCTGTTGAGCCCTGAATACCGGTCGAACCAGTAATACCTTGTAAGCCCGTCGCTCCTGTATTACCTGTAGTTCCAGTTGTACCCTGAGAACCTGTCGCACCGGTCGTACCAGTAATACCTTGCGCACCTGTTGAACCAGTTGCTCCCGTAGTTCCCTGGGCACCTGTAGAACCCGTAGCACCAGTAGAGCCTATAATACCCTGAGCGCCTGTTGCGCCAGTCGTACCCTGAGCACCGGTTGTGCCTACAGTCCCCTGAGCACCAGTAGCACCCGTTGTTCCCGTAGTTCCTTGAGAACCGGTAGCACCGGTTGTACCAGTTGTTCCTTGAATACCTGTCGCTCCAGTTGAACCTGTTGTTCCCTGAATACCTGTTGTACCCTGCGTTCCAGTCGTGCCCTGCGAACCAGTGGCTCCTGTACTACCTGTAGCTCCAGTTAGCCCCTGAAGTCCAGTAGTGCCGGTCGTGCCTTGCGCACCTAGTGTGCCCTGAACACCTTGAGAACCGGTAGTTCCGGTAGTTCCTTGTGAGCCAGTTGCGCCTGTTGTTCCAGTCGCGCCTGTAGTTCCTTGTGAGCCAGTTGCGCCTGTTGTTCCTTGAATACCAGTAGAACCTGTCGCACCAGTGGAACCAGTGATACCTTGTGAGCCTGTAGCACCAGTCGTGCCCTGTGCTCCAGTTGTTCCCAGGGTTCCTTGCGCGCCGGTCGCACCAGTTGTGCCTTGAATACCTAGTAAACCTTGAACTCCTTGAGCACCGGTTGCACCAGTGTTACCAGTTGTTCCAGTCGTGCCCTGCGAACCAGTGGCTCCCGTTGCGCCAGTTACACCCTGTAAGCCTGTGGTACCGGTGGCACCCTGAACACCAGTTGAACCTGTCGCTCCTGTTGAGCCTGTAATACCCTGAGACCCGGTCGCGCCTGTTGTTCCTTGAACACCAGTAGCCCCCGTCGTTCCTTGAATGCCTGTAGAGCCGGTAAGACCTTGAGAACCTGTAGCACCTGTAGAACCTGTTGCTCCCGTAGTTCCTTGAGAACCATTAGTTCCCGATATACCCTGAATGCCTGTGGCACCCGTTGTTCCAGTTGTGCCTTGTGAACCAATTGCTCCCTGAATACCAGTAGACCCTGTAGCACCGGTCGTACCAGTTGTACCTTGACTTCCGGTTGCTCCCGTAGTTCCCTGGATGCCAGTGGAGCCGGTTGTTCCCTGTATGCCTGTCGTACCCGTTGTTCCCTGACTTCCGGTCGAACCGGTCAGACCTTGCACACCGGTAGAACCTGTAGTGCCTTGAGTTCCGACACCGCCTTGAATACCCTGCGGTCCGGTCGTGCCCTGTGGCCCGGTTGCACCCGTGGTTCCCTGAATACCTGTAGAACCTAGCACACCCTGAACACCCTGCGTACCAGTTGTTCCTTGCGCACCAGTGTCACCAATGTCACCGGTTCGCTGGAATGTTAGGTAGAATACCTCTGTGTCAGCTGGAGTAAATGTATTTCCGCTAACAAAAGAAATTGGAACATTGAAATGGTCGTCGTCGTGAACGTGGCTTCCTGTGATGTTAAAGAAAGCAAACTCGTTAGTGTCAGTCTTTTTTGTAGCTTTAAACGTACCCTTGATTTGAGATGTAGAGTCGTCGATTGTTTGTAGGAAGTTGTATATGTTTACGCCAAGGTCGTCATTGAACGAGATGTACATAACGTTTGCCAGAGTTGGGTCGGCGTTGTTTAGTCTGAATGTTCCTGTGTCAAGAGTTGCTGGGTCTGTAGTTCCATTGTCAAACTCGTACTCAAATGTTGCACCGCCGAATGAGCCAGTCAGACCTTGAACACCAGTAGTTCCTTGAGTTCCAGTAGTTCCCTGTGCTCCCGTTGTGCCGGTGGTTCCTTGTGTACCCGTGACACCTTGCGTTCCAGTTGTACCCTGCGTGCCTGTCTCTCCAGTAGAGCCGGTTGTGCCTTGGCTTCCCGTTGCACCGATTGTTCCTTGCGCGCCATTTGTACCTGAAGTTCCTTGGCTTCCAATAGTTCCTTGAGAACCCGTTGAACCTACAGCACCTTGGATACCTGTGGAGCCAGTCGTACCCTGAGCACCAGTAGCACCAATTGTGCCCTGACTTCCAATGGTTCCTTGTGAGCCTGTAGTTCCAGTTGTTCCTTGAGTTCCGGTCACACCTGTGGTGCCCTGAACGCCTGTCAAACCTTGAGTACCGGTCGTACCCTGAGGGCCGAGCTGGGTGTACATAACCTGAGTGATACTAACGATTACTGAAGGAGTTACTGGGTGAGTCGGTGATGTCCCTGCAGCACTATGCTCTAAGGACAAACTTGTATTTGTGCCATGCCAATAAATTTGAACGTAGTCATTGGCACTAGTTGAAGTTCCAGTAAAAGTAAGAGTCATTAACTGGAAAGATGGCTCACTTGAAGATTTGCGAGGCTGCAAGGTGACTGTAGTTGCAGAGTTCGGGTAGTCGTTGTTGTTTAGTTTTAGCCAGAACGTTGCTTCTTGAACGGAGTTTGCGTCATTAGATACCCTTGCAATAACCGTCATTGTGTAGGTTCCTGGATTAGCAATAGTTATTTCGCTACCATCAAGAACTGAAATTCCACTGTAACCGTTTGGATAAACTGAGTTTATTGTAACTGCTTGAGCCACGGACGGTGTGACTATTCGTTGGTCTGTAGTGTCAAAGAAAGAGCCGTAGTATCCCTGAGATCCACCGGCACCTGGAGTTCCGTCTACACCCTGAAGACCTTGAATCGAAAGACCCTGAATACCCTGAACACCTTGTGAGCCAGTCCCTCCAGTAATACCCTGGATTCCAGTAGAGCCTATTGTTCCTTGAGCTCCCGTGGCTCCGACTGTTCCTTGCGTACCGGTGGTTCCTTGTGCGCCCGTTGAGCCCGTTGTACCTACTGCACCCTGAATACCCGTGTCGCCGGTGGTCCCCGTCGTGCCTTGTGCTCCTGTAGTTCCTTGAGCTCCAGTTGTACCGATTGTGCCTTGAGCACCAGTGGTCCCTGTTATACCTTGAATACCAGTTGAACCTACTGCACCTTGCGCACCAGTGGTGCCCAGTGCTCCTTGGACGCCAGTTGAACCTGTCACACCCTGAGAACCGACGTCTCCCGTAAGGCCTTGCGTACCCGTGGTGCCTTGGATACCAGTGGAACCCGTGGTGCCAGTTGTACCCTGAGAACCAGTATTGCCGGTAGCTCCTGTAATCCCCTGCGCTCCGGTCTCCCCTAGTGTTCCTTGTGCGCCTGTTGTACCTTGAGCACCAGTTGAACCCTTTTCTGTAAATAAATCCCAAGCCGGGCTAGAGCCTGGTACAACATTAACAACACCATTATCGCGGCAGATGTAGGTAGAACCATTGTAAGTTACTACAAAGTACTCGTTGTAAGTTGCTCCTGGAGTGTATGGACCTCGAAAATCAAATCCTTGTCCAGTTGCACCTTGTGGGCCTGTTTCACCAGGCAGACCTGTATCGCCAGTTGGACCTGTTGTGCCTTGTGTACCTGTTGTGCCTTGCGTTCCTTGGATGCCCGTGTTGCCTTGGATACCTGTTGTGCCTTGTGCACCATTAAAACCCTGGATTCCTGTTGTGCCCTGGGAGCCGACTACTCCCTGAGCTCCAGTTGTGCCAACCGCACCCTGAACACCAGTTGAACCTGTGGTTCCTTGAGCGCCTACATCTCCTGTAATTCCTTGTGAGCCTGTGACACCTTGTACACCAGTAGAGCCAGTGGTTCCGGTCACACCCTGTGAGCCTGTTGCGCCCGTTGTGCCTTGTGAGCCTGTTATACCTTGCGAGCCTACAAAACCTGTAGTTCCCTGAGAACCTGTTGTGCCAGTCGTCCCCTGTGCGCCCGTAACACCTTGCAAACCTGTAGAACCTGTTACACCCTGTACACCTGTAGAACCTGTTACACCCTGTGCACCGGTATCGCCAGTGTTGCCCTGTGAACCTATTTGACCCTGAACACCTGTAATACCTTGTGAGCCAGTTGTGCCCTGCGTTCCGGTCACACCCTGAGCTCCAACGGTGCCTTGCGATCCAGTTTGCCCTGCTGCACCCTGTACACCTGTGGAGCCGGTCACACCTTGTGAGCCTTGAATACCTGTTGTGCCTTGAGCACCGGTAGAGCCTATTACACCTTGTGCTCCAGTTGTACCGAGTATGCCCTGTGTTCCAACTGCGCCTTGAGTACCTGTGGCTCCTTGATTGCCCTTAGTGCCTTGAACTCCTTGAGTCCCCTGAGCACCTTCTTGTCCTTGCGGGCCGCCTATGCCAACTTCAACCTTGTTTATGACATCTTGAACTATGACCTTGTTCTGGTCACGCTGGTTGATTATTACTTTTCTATTTGTGTCTTCAAACTCTACAGCCACTAGCGCGTCACCTCGGCCTTAACGTTAAAGTTACCTTCAATAAGACGGGTTACAACGTTAGCCGAAGAGACGAGTTCTAGGTCGTATACATAAAGACCTGCAGTTAAGTTCGCTGTGTCTGTTGCGGCAATAGTTAGGGTCACGGTTCCAGCTGCGCCGCCTAGTGTGATTCGGCTGTTTTCTGTTGTGAGCGTGATAGCGGTGGTATTAGCGGTAACATTGGATCTAACGTGCATTCTAGCGGTATAGCCGGTAATGTTGTATGGCGAGCGTGCTGAGTCGGTCCAAGTGATGACTCGCGAGAAAGTGGCACCTTGATCACAGGATATGTTGTAAACACCAGAAATTGAGCAGCTCATTGACGTCCTTAGTGGGAGATAACGCTTCTCTTATTTTACCTTAATTATTGCATGGTAAGTTTTATCGGGTACAATAAAAGTATCTATGTCAAGCAAAAACACCTCATTTTCCGACCTTGGAGGCGAAACTTGGCGCGTTCTTAGGTTTGTAGACGAAAATGACAAACGTTGGTCTGCTTTTAACCCGTCCGTGGCCTATTCGCCGGAACATGGGTATGTGATTTTATTTAGGTCCAGTAACTATTTTTTCGACCCTCAGACTGGGGATGCGGTTGCCACTATTGGAAATAGGGTTAAAAATAGGATGTTTATGGCCAGCCTCGACAAAAATTGGCAAATAGACAGCTCCACCCTAGAAGAGATTGATTTTTCCGAATGCGGTCGGTTTTTGCGTGGGCCGGAGGATGGTCGCTTGTATTGGCAAGACGGCGCTTGGCATATTCTTTCTGTAATGCGTGAGCCGTATATTAGTGACGACATCCCTAGGATTGCTAAATACAAGCTAGACGGCACTAAAGCTGTGCTATTGAAACTCCACACTGAGGGTGATCTGCAGCCGATCGAGAAGAACTGGATGCCGTTCTATAAAAAACCAGACGACTGCGACTATGTATATAGTGGCGCATCCGTGTATAAGTCTGAGGTAGGTAAGATATATAGAAGAGACAAGGACGAGTCTTTATTGAATAAGATTCGTGGGGGTAGTGCTTTGTGGAGCATGGGCGACTATAACTTGGCAATCGTGCATGAGGTTGTGACCTGGGAAGAGACCAACTATTCTCCTAGAAAGTTTGGGCTGGTGACTAAAACTAAAAGAAGTTATTTTCACAGATTCGCTCGGTACAGCGACAACGGAACACTGACTCACCTCTCTGATAAGTTTAAGCTTTCTGATGCCGACATTGAGTTTGCGGCTGGTTTGGTGGTATGCGGTGATGATGTTGTGGTATCCTATGGGTATAAAGATGTGGCCTCGTATCTTGGTAAAATTAAACTGGAAGCAGTTTTAGAAAGTTTGAAGGAAATTTAGTGTCCGTAGACGTGCTTGAGAAGCCAGATGTTGACCTAGATGTTGATGAAAAAGATGATGATCCTATGGCTCATTATGCGGAGGCGGCAAAGGTCACCGAGGGCTACGTAATGGGAACCCCTGTAGTTGCCTTGTGTGGTAAAGTTTTTATACCTCACCGCGACCCTCAGAAGCTAAAAGTCTGCCCGATTTGCAAAGACATAGTAGATGCGGTATCATCATTCAAGTAGAAAATCGATTTTTGATTTTTGACTTATACTGGAATACCCCACCCTCCCTCATCTAGAAAGATCTCTAATGGTAACCGTTTATACTCTCCCAGCCTGTGTCCAATGCGATAGCACCAAGCGTATGCTTACAAAGAACGGAACGCCATTTGAAGTAGTTGACCTAAGTCAAGACTCTGAGGCTATGGACATGGTTCGTGAGCTAGGGTATGCGGCTGCTCCTGTTGTTATTTCAGGTGACACCCACTGGAGTGGATTTCGTCCAGACAAGATTTCATCACTGGCCGAATAGTTAATCATGGAGATTGTATATTTCTCCAACTATTCTGGCAACACTCATCGGTTTATTGAAAAACTGGACCTACCATCGACTAGAATTCCTATTAGATGGGACGATGAGGCACCAACTTTAGTGGACATTGATTACATACTATTTGTACCGACATACGGTGGTGGGAGTGAACCCCACTCTGTTCCTAGGCAAGTAGTTAAGTTTCTCAATGTTCCACAAAATAGATCCCACATCAAAGGTGTTGTGGGGTTGGGTAACACAAACTTTGGCGAGCATTACTGTAAAGCCGCAGAAATCGTTTCAGCAAAAACGGGAGTTCCATTGCTGCATCGAATAGAAATATTTGGAACTCCTGACGATGTACTCGAAGTTAAAAGGAAGATGGAATGGCTATGGAAAAATACAGCTACCACGAATTAAATGCAATGCTCAATCTTTACGATGAAGATGGCAAGATCCAGTTTGGTAAGGATAAAGAGGCAGCTCGCGCTTACTTTTTAGATCATGTGAACCAGAACACTGTGTTCTTCCACACCATTGAAGAAAAGCTTACTTACTTGGTGGACAACGACTACTATGAGCAAGAGGTACTTGACCAGTACTCACCGGAGTTTATCAAGGATGCATTCAAGCACGCCTATGCCTACAAGTTCCGCTTCGAGACTTTTCTTGGTGCCTATAAGTTCTACACTTCTTACGCATTAAAGACTTTTGACGGAAGCCGCTACCTAGAGCGCTTCGAAGACCGCGTGGTTATGAATGCTTTGGCGTTGGCTGGCGGTGACCAGAAGCAGGTGCTTAATCTGATTGATGAGATTATCTCTGGACGTTTTCAGCCTGCAACCCCAACCTTCTTGAACTCGGGTAAGAAGCAGCGTGGTGAGTTCGTATCGTGCTTCCTTCTTCGCATCGAAGACAACATGGAGTCGATCTCCCGTGCTATCAACTCGGCGCTTCAGTTATCAAAGCGTGGCGGTGGTGTGGCTCTTAGCCTCAGCAACCTGCGCGAGTCTGGTGCTCCTATTAAGAAGATTGAGAACCAGTCCTCGGGCATCATCCCTGTGATGAAGCTTTTGGAAGACTCGTTCTCCTACGCCAACCAGCTAGGCGCTCGCCAGGGTGCCGGTGCCGTTTACCTAAACGCTCACCACCCAGACATCCTGAAGTTCCTAGACACCAAGCGTGAGAACGCCGACGAGAAGATTCGTATCAAGACTCTATCTATTGGTGTCGTTATTCCAAACATCACCATGGAACTTGCTAAGAGCAACGAAGACATGTACCTCTTCTCCCCTTACGACGTTGAGAACGTTTACGGCATTCCTTTCGGCGACATCTCGGTTACCGAGAAGTACCAGGAGATGGTCGACGACCCTCGCATCAAGAAGACCAAGATCAAGGCTCGTGTTTTGTTCGAGCGCATCGCGGAACTACAGTTCGAGTCCGGCTACCCGTATATCATGTACGAGGACACTGTGAATGAGGTCAACCCGATTGAGGGTCGTATCAACATGTCAAACCTCTGCTCTGAGATCCTTCAGGTAAACACCCCGACTACCTATAATGCGGACCTCAGCTACCGCGATGTTGGACACGACATTAGCTGTAACCTTGGCTCGCTAAACATTGCTAAGGTTATGGATGGTGGAAACATCAAGAAGACAGTAGAGTCTTCGGTTCGTGCCTTGACCGCTGTGTCTGACCTCAGCTACATTGAGTCAGTTATGTCGATTGCCGAAGGTAATAAGAAGTCTCACGCTATCGGCCTTGGCCAGATGAACCTACATGGCTACCTGGGTCGTGAAAAGATTATGTACGGCTCTGAGGAAGCTCTGGACTTTACAAACATCTACTTCTACACCGTTCTGTTCCACGCTCTGCGTGCCTCTAACAAGTTGGCGATTGAGCGTAACGAAACTTTCTACAACTTTGAGAACTCGAAGTATGCCAGCGGAGAGTTCTTCGCTAAGTACATCTCTCAGGAGTGGAAGCCTAAGACCTCCCGTGCGGCTGAGCTATTTGCTAAAGCTGGCATCGAGATCCCTACTCAAGAAGACTGGCGCGACTTGGCTCAGTCTGTGATGCGTTATGGTATCTACAACCAGAACCTTCAGGCTGTTCCTCCAACCGGTTCGATCAGCTATATCAACAACTCGACGTCAAGCATTCACCCGATTGCTTCAAAGATTGAAATCCGCAAGGAAGGAAAGCTCGGTCGTGTTTACTACCCAGCCCCTTACTTGTCGAATGACAACCTTGAGTATTTCCAAGATGCTTATGAGATTGGCCCAGACAAGATCATCGACACCTACGCCGAGGCAACTCAGCACGTTGACCAGGGTCTATCACTGACCTTGTTCTTCAAGGACACCGCAACCACTCGTGATGTTAACCGTGCTCAGATCTACGCATGGCGCAAGGGCATCAAAACCATCTACTACATTCGCATTCGTCAGCTCGCGTTGGAAGGTACCGACGTTGAGGGCTGCGTAAGCTGCATGCTATAAGAAAGGCAACAATGAAACACATCACTCGTCCAGTCAACTGGAACAAAATCGAAGACCCAATCGACCTAGAAGTTTGGAACCGTCTAACGGCTAACTTCTGGTTGCCAGAAAAGGTTGCGGTGTCTAACGACATCCAATCCTGGGAAAGTCTGACTGATGAAGAGCGCACTCTAACAATGCGCGTCTTCACTGGTCTGACCATGCTTGACACCATCCAGGCAACTGTTGGTGCCGTCAGCTTGATTCCAGATGCACGTACTCAGCATGAAGAGGCGGTGTTGACCAACATCTCGTTTATGGAGTCAGTACACGCCAAGTCCTACTCGTCTGTGTTCTCGACTCTTTGTTCGACCAAAGATATTGACGCAGCGTTCCAGTGGTCGGAAGACAACCCTTACCTTCAGAAGAAGGCCGAGATTGTTCTTTCGTACTACAACGGCACTGATCCGTTGAAGCGCAAGATTGCCTCGACATTGCTTGAGTCCTTCCTGTTCTACTCCGGCTTCTACTGGCCGATGTATCTGTCGAGCCGTGCTAAGCTCACAAACACTGCCGACCTCATTCGTCTCATCATCCGTGATGAAGCGGTTCACGGCTACTACATTGGCTACAAGTTCCAGCAGGCATACGGTGAAGAGTGGGAAGGCCGTCGCGAGGAGCTTAAGGCTTACGCTTACGACCTTCTTCTAGAGCTTTACGAGAACGAGATCAAGTACACCGCTGACCTATATGACAACGTAGGCCTAACCTCAGACGTCAAGAAGTTCCTTCACTACAACGCCAACAAGGCCCTAATGAATCTAGGCTTCGAAGCATTGTTCCCTAAAGAAGAGACAAACGTGAACCCAGCGATCATCTCGTCTCTATCTCCTAATGCGGACGAAAACCACGACTTCTTCTCTGGCTCTGGCTCATCGTATGTGATGGGAAAGACCGAGTCGACTACCGACGATGACTGGGACTTCTAGTGTTTGGTTGTGAGTGCGGTAGCTGCTCTTGCTGCTCTAATAAGTAAATGAGAACCTCTCCCTCGGGAGGGGTTTTCCTTTATGCGGTATGATTGTGATATGCCTACCTATGAATACAAATGCTCTGAAAATAGCGAGCACAAATACAGCGAAGAACGCAGCATGTCCGAGGACCAGAAGCAGCTGACTTGCGTTAGCGAGGGTTGCTCTGGTAAACTTCAGAGAGTGTTTACTGCACCACCAATTAGTTTTAAGGGTGGCGGATTCAGCACTAACAAGCCCTTCGTGTAGAACGAAAGAGACAGAGACGCATGACAATTTTTGTATTCCAGCCAGAAGAAGACTACCCAGACTTCGAGCTGTATGGTCCGCCTCCTTGCACAGAGTCTAACCCTGAAGCATTTTTCTCGGAAGATGCTCCGGAGGGCTCGATGAAGAAGGCTCGCGGGCGATACACCTACGAGCGTGAAGCTAAGAAGATATGCGGTGGCTGTGAGTACATGCACGCGTGTCGTGCCTACGCTATGAAGCGTCCTGAACTTGAAGGAATCTGGGGCGGAACCACTGAGATTGATCGCTCAAAGATTCGTCGCGGTCTTCGTATCACGCCAATCATACCGTCTCGTCGTCATACATAATCTGATGTATAATTGGATTAGACCTGGGAGAGGGTTATTCATTAACCTACCCCTGGGAGATCCAAATGGAAATTGCAAAGAAGATTTTCAAGAGAACTATTGCTCTTGTGATCCTAAAAGTTAGCGGTGTTCTAGCCGCTGGTTCAATCGCCGGAGTCGAACTCTGGCAGTCAGCCCTTGTCGCCGCATTTGTTGGTGTCATGGAAGTTGCTGAGTCTCTAGCACGTGCCTACGTTGTAGACGGTGTTCTTGACGAAGACGAAATCAACGTTGCTTTTGCATCGTCTGCTGAAGCAGAGGTTGCTAAGAACAAGGCTGCATCAGAACTCTAAACTGAGTAAAAAGATACCCCCTCTTTCGAGGGGGTATTCTTTTACAGGGCGTCTTGTCGACTATTGAGTCTTGATCGAGTCACTGCATAGTAGAGTGGGTTGGCTGAGCTAAGCCCGAGCTCCTTAGCAAGCTTCGCTAGGGATATCTTGTTGACCTCGTACTCATGGCGGATCTGGTCGTGGTATGCGGCTGACCCATCCTCTAGGTGAGCCAACTTAACTCGTACTGCGGCTTCTACCACTTCATGCGGTGAGGACTTGCTGTTCTTACCTTTTGGCTCTGCTGGAATTTCATCGGTCAAAATTCTTCTGCGGATGCCAGGGTAGGTTACGTCCAGACGCTTTGCCATCTGTATTAGGCTCCCGCCCTTGCGGTAGAACTCGACTAGGAGTCGAGTGTACTCGCGGGAAGCGTCATGCTGCGGCGACTTGGTTGTTCTAGAGCCGTAGGCTTTTCTAGCTAGCGGAAGCAGTGGCTCCATCTGTATCGCGTAGTATTCGAAGATCTCTTCGTTCATGTTGCTCCTTTTATCTGGTACTTACATAATAATAGGTGTAATGATAAATTGCAAACTAATTTTTGCTAATCTTTGTGTTAGAATGTAGTTCTGAAGACAGGAGCCCAAATGGCAAAAGGTAAAGGCGGAGGCGGACAGAAGTCCGGTCCAGCTCGTAACGACTCACGCACGAACGGTAAGGCTGCTAAGAAGCGTCCAAAGATTTTTGACGCAATCAAGCGCCGACTGGTTACTCGCGACTAATGGGTCTTAAGCTCATTGCTTTCGATCTCGATGGGACCCTTGCACCTAGCAAGGGTCCTATTTCGTGCGAGATGGCTAAGGCTCTTAAGAGTCTTCTAGATATCACGCAGGTGTGCATCATTAGCGGCGGTACCGAGCAGCAGATTATGTCTCAGGTAGTTAGTAAGCTTCCTGCCGGTGCTAACCTCCGAAACCTACACCTAATGCCGACAAGCGGTGCTCGTTACCTCAAGCGCCACTTTGGTCGTTGGCGTACTGTATACTCGGAAGACTTTACTCCAGCTCAGGCTGAGAGAATTATTAGTGTGTTGCACGTGTCTGCTGCATTGCTTGGGGTGTGGCCGGACAATCCATATGGCGAGGTAATCGACAATCGCGGCTCTCAGATAACATTCTCCGCTCTAGGGCAAGATGCCCCGTTGGAAGAGAAAGAAGCCTGGGATCCTGATAAATCTAGGCGTGATCAGCTGAGGAGAACCGTAGCTTCAATGCTGCCTGAGTTCGATGTGCGGTCAGGTGGGTCTACTAGCATAGACATTACTAGGCTTGGTATCGATAAAAGCTATGGAATCTATGAGCTCTGCAAGCGTACTCACATATCCCCAGACAGTATTCTGTTTGTTGGAGATCGGCTTGAGCCTGGCGGCAACGACTTCCCTGTTATAGGTACTGGAGTAGACTTTCAGCATGTGTTTAGCCCGGAAGAGACGCTAGTCCTAATTCGTAATCTGCTGTAAAATAGAAGCATGGGCTATACAGGAAAAAAGAAACGCGACTACCAGCTCGCCTTTGTAACTAAACGCAAACGCGAGTGGATTGAGTCCAAGGGCGGTAAGTGCGTCAAGTGTGGCTCTACTCGGAACCTTGAAGTTGATCACAAGGACCAAGACAACAAGACCTTCAATCCTCGAGACATCTGGTCTCGTAGCGAAGAGGTTCGTAAGAAAGAGCTTAAGGACTGCCAAGTTCTGTGTGAGTCGTGTCACGAAGACAAGACTGCTCTCCAGAACAGCAAGAATGGCGAAGCTGCCCTTCTCGCTTGTGGTACAGCAGAAAAGTTTGAGAATGGTTGCCGCTGCTTTACATGTAAAGAAGAACACATCCTCAGCTGGCGCGATGCGCAAAAATCTGCTACACTTTAATTACAACTGAATAGTGTTCACGGGGATGACAGGTTTCGACGTTAAATCTGAAGTCGGTGAAGCAAGCAGAGACGGCCACGCACTCTTAAGTGTGGCAAACCCCTAAATGCAAACTCACGTTCCGCATTCGCACTAGCAGCGTAGCCTCGCTACTCCGCTAAGGCCCCTGACAAAGCAGTAGTTCTAGCTGGGCAGTCAGGTTCTAAATAAGTAGAACAACCTGTAGTACGTCGATGCTGTGGACGTTAAACCCCAGCACCACAGGATGTGGCAGTTCGGTCCTGGAAATATAAACTGCCTAAGCTTGTAGAAGAACGATTAAATATTTAGCGGACGGGGCTCTCGGATGCCCCCATCTCCACTAACCAGACCGTTAGGCGGTCGAACAGGTAATGGCCGTCCGGACGGTCGGCTCGATGCCTGGGGATAAAGCCTCATCTTCGGATGAGGTTTTTATTTTGTGTGCTATGATAAGCATGTCCCCTCAATGATAGAAGACGTATGAAAAAGACACTTGCCATTTTTGGCATCGCTGGCCTATTGGCAGCAACACTTTCCGGATGCGCTGCAGGGCCTACCACACTTCAGAAGGTTTCTGAAGAGTGCAACCTGTCTGACGGTTTTCGGATTGGTGACGAAGGTAAGACCCTGTCCCTAGACATGATGGGTGAAGACGAATACACTGGTGCCAACATCGATGATATCGTCTGCGTAGTTCAGTCGCAGCGTATCAAGATGCCTGAGTTTATCATCAACAGTATCGAGACTACTCGTGCTCTTGACGGTAAGCAGACTGGTGACTGGGACGGCTTTGAGGCTGAGTGGTCATACCACCCAGACAATGGCCTAGACCTAATGATTCACCAGAAGTAGTCGTGACCGAACTTCCAGACTCTAAGTACCAGGTTATCCTTATGGATCCACCCTGGTCTTATTATGGTGCCCAGGATAAGATGGGTGCAGCTGCGAAGTTCTATCCGACTATGTCGGACGAAGATCTGATGGCAATGGACATCAAGGGCATTTTGGAAAAGCCTGGAGTGGTTTTTATGTGGGTTACCTCTCCTCGCTTGGACTTTGCCATCGATCTTCTCCGGCATTGGGGGCTAACTTATCGTGGGGTAGCGTTCACCTGGATTAAGACCAGGGCGGATGGAGTTACTCCAATCGGGGCGCAGGGTGTTCGCCCAAGCGTAGTGAAGCCAACAGCCGAGTACGTGCTGGTTGCTTCGAACATTCCTAAAGGCAGACCGCTGCCTATTTCAGATGAGGGTGTGCCTCATACTATTCTTGCTGCTAAGATGGAGCATTCGCGGAAGCCGGACGAGGTCCACCGCAGGATTGAGCGTCTATACCCAGACGCTACAAAGCTGGAGATGTTTGCCAGACGTCCAATGGAAGGTTGGAGCGTTTGGGGGAATGAGGTATAGTGGGTAGGAAAAAGAGCAAGGGTCCTGAAGGACCTCGCCCTAACGACAGCTGGAAGTACATCCTGGAGATGCAGATCAACGGGAGGAACGTCAGCAAGGGAACCGAGCTGAAGATACGCGGGGAGCGTGGGCGTTATAGATTTGTCCAATACATTGTCACTCCGACAACCGAGTGGTTAGATGTGTGGGGCGGAAAGAAGGGGGCTGAGCAGATGCGAAGCTTCAAGCTGGACCGAGTAAAGACAGTCCACTACAAGAACCAAACCGTACAGAACCTTGCTGCTGAATACAAGCAGAAGTTAAAAGATAAGAAAGAAGAACTCAATGAGTCAGATCAAGATTAAGCCAATCGGCAACCGAGTTGCCATCCTGCAGAAAGATGCAGAGCAGACAACTGCCTCTGGACTAATCATTCCAGACGTAGCGCAGGAGAAGCCGCAGCAGGGTGAAGTAGTTGCCATCGGCAGTAAGGTAGAGGACATCGCTGTAGGCGACACCGTAATCTACTCGAAGTACGCTGGCACTACCCTGACCCTTGGATCTAAGGAATACCTAGTCCTTGCAGAAGAAGATGTCTTCGCTGTATTAGGCTAAATAAGTCAGTCATATAAAGTTAAGATATACTAGAGTTATGAGCTGCGTATATGGTTTATTCTCAACTAAAGAGCCTGATAGGATTCGTTACATTGGGATTAGTAAATATGAGAATGCTGATAAAAGATTTGCTGCCCACCTTAGCTCGGCTAGAAACGGCAATAAGGTAAAACATCTTCCGGTCTACAAATGGATAAACAGACATGAGTCAGATGGATTCTCTATTGGGTATGTGATACTAGAGTCTGGCCTATCCTGGGATGAAGCCTGCGTCTTAGAGGCTTCTCATATTAGCGACTATCGAGTAAAAGATTCTAGTCTACTTAATGTCACTGATGGCGGAGATGGTTTTGTTGGCGGGTCTCACACTAGTGAGTCTATAGAAAAGATTAGGGCCTACTGGACTCCGGAAAAGAGGGCGGCTCAGAGGGATAGGACTATGAGCAGGCCTAAGCATGTCTTCACTGAAGAGCAGATCAAGTTAATGAGTGAAAAAGCTAAAGGTAGACATCAAAGCCTTAGGGATAGCGGGTTGGTGTGGGGGATGGATGTTGGCCCCAAGGATAAAACGCCTAAAGAGGTAAAGGATAGGATTTTAGCGGAGCGTAGGTCTGGTACTAGTTTTGGTAAAATAGCCGCGGGTTTAAATAAGGATAGCGTACCTACATCTAATGGTGGTAAGTGGTATCCAACTAGTGTAAAAAACATATATGACAGGCTCAGCTAGTAAAACCGTATAAGATTATAAATAGTTTAGGTTTAAGTTTACACGCACAAAAGAGGCTCCCTTCGGGGGGCCTTTTCTGTACAATATGATACTTTATATAATAAAATCTCGACGTCCGGTAGAAGTTTGAACGAAGCTTCGTGATAAGTTGTGTCGGAGCTAGATCCGCGCGTTCGTGCTGATTTGACATATTTCTTTGGGGGGATGTAAGATGTAGATATGAGTAAAGATTTCTTTGAACTGTTCAGCAAGTACAATCCGCTGAAAGCTAAGGATACTGAAGAGTATTCTCTGGATGAGCACATTCACACCTTCTACAAGACTCCGCAAGGTGGAGCCAAGTATGTATGCAACTGTGGTAAGTCCATGTCGAATGATGAGGTCTTCGAGACCGATTTGTCGACGTCCATAAGGAAACTATCGGAAACAGAAGAGATTCTGGACCTGATTGACAAGATGATGAAAAACCCTCCGATGCGTGGAGACATTGCGCTATCGGACCTGAAAAGACAGATACTAGAGATGCTAGGAGAGCAGAAGTAGTGTGCAAGATTGACAGTTGCGAGAAAAAGGTTTTTGGGCGGGGGATGTGCTCAATGCACTACTTCCGCGAAAAGCGAAGTGGCGACGTCCAGGAAGTCAGCGATGAAATCTATATCGAGGACATGGAGGACTTCTGGCAGTTCGTTAAGAAGGAACTTAACATTGCCTAAAAAGATTGTTCTGGTGACCGGAGGGTTCGACCCTGTGCACTCCGGTCACATCTCGTACATCCGAGCCGCGCGTGGGTTGGGCGACGTCCTTATTGTTGGAGTCAACTCGGACGCTTGGTTGGCTCGCAAGAAAGGTGAGCCTTTCATGCCCTTTGACGAGCGTGGCGGCATCATTGAGGAGTTCAAGTCTGTCGACGTCGTTATTGAGTTTGATGACGCAGATGGTACAGCAATAGACGCGATTAAGCAGGTTCTCGAGCTTTACCCTGAGGACGAGGTTATCTTTGCCAATGGCGGGGATAGGACGCTTGAGAATATCCCTGAGATGGTGGTAGAGTCGGAAAGACTTCACTTCGTTTTTGGCGTAGGTGGGGAAGACAAGAAGAACAGCTCGAGCTGGATTCTGAAAGACTATAAGGAGAGAGTTAATGGCACTAAGTAGTGAGTGTGAAGTACATGGTTGGAGCTGGGACCCTGCTGACGACATGGGTTGCCCCATCTGTCACGCGACTAAGGTTGAGCGCGAGCGCACGCTGACTATCCTAGAGCGTAAGATGTCTGAGATGGTCGACGTCCTTAAGGGGTCAATGTCAGTCAACGACCTAAATGACTTGATTGACGAGATTGCGTTTTCGGACAAGGTTGAGTTTGATAGAGACGGAGAGAACGAGTGAGAGACTGGAAATACTATGTCGCACGTTCGTGGATGACAACTGTTTACGTTGTGCTTGGCGCTGCTCTTTTTGGGCTGCTTGGGCTATTTGTTTATGCAGCTACCCAGGTCCTTGAGATTCAGATCTTCCTGCTTTTTGTGGCGGCTGGGATAGTTATTACCCTAGTCGTTAGTTTCACTAAGTGGGCAGATCGCTATATCGAGAAAGTTCGCATCGCGGAGAAAAAGAAGGTTAAGAAATAAATGTTTGATATGACTCAAGGAGTCTGCAAAGACGAAAAAGATTTGGACGTCTTCTTTCCAGATGATGATGGTGCCTATGACCGCGAGACCCTGCGTTATGCAAAGTCTATTTGCATGAGATGCCCTGTTCAAAAGGAGTGTCGAGACATGGGGCTGACAATGCTTGATGAAGTTGGAGTCTGGGGTGGTCTAACGGAGAGGGAGAGACGCCGAGTTGCCAGGGGCACTGACAAGCCGAAAGGTCATGCATTGGTAGTGGCCAGGGCCGTAAACGCTGACCGGCCAAGAATGGCTTTGGAGGCAAGCATTCACCTATACAAGCAGGCCCTAGAAGAGCAACGGGAAGGTATGCCTCTGGAGACCTTTGACATACTTCAGGCGCGAATCAATAATCCAGACCTCTCATTGAGCGAGATCGGAAAGCTGCTTGGTACATCTAAAGACATAATCTCTGGTAGGTTGCGTAGAGTGAAAGAGGCTGTAGCCTCTGGTAGAAAGATTGACTGGACTCAAGGAAGGCAAGGAATCTAGGGCTTATGTCAGAAAACGAAAACGTCGACGTCCAGAGGGAAATCCTTGGAGAGAAGATTGAGATTGTGGAGATTACTTTGAAAGTGCTCCGTGAGAAACTAGATCTTATTGAAGCACAGCTTGATGTTCTGCAAAGGTTGACTGACTAGGTGTGCTAGAATAATCTCGAATCAGGCGCTATTTGGTGGTTCTTCTATGCGCCTTGCCGGAACGGTTCCGGACACGCCAGTAAGGATTCATCTGGCAAACTGCCCTTATAGCTCAACGGTAGAGCGCCGCTCTTGTAAAGCGGAGGTTGTGATCTCGGAATTCACTGGGGGCTCCAGATAAGTTACAATAGAAGTATGAAAGATCCGCACTCTCCCGCGGGGCTAGAAGACATTGACTTCGAACTAGAAAAACTAGAAGCCTACGCTGTGGACCAAGTTAGAAGAGCCGAGCAACTCGGTGAAGACCGTCAGCGCGTTGAGTTCTTTGAGAAGCTCCGAGAGCTGATTGGGGAGAAGGATGCTGCCGGAGATTCGGTGGCGGTAGAAGTTCTCTCTTGGGTCTACGAAAAACTTTCTGAACTCTGACTTGACAAAATGTCGTCGACGTCCCTAAGATGTATATATGAACGACTTTCAAAAAGAGTGTGAGCGCGTCGCTAAGCAAATAAAGCTTGAGCGTTTGATGCAGCAAAAGCGCCTGTATGAACAAGCAAAACGTCAACGTAAGGAAGAAAGGTTGAGTCGCTGTGAGCGCAACGTATAGTAAGAAGTCTCTAGAGGAGATCCTCCGCGAGGCTGTAAATACTCCGCGCTGTGTGTGTGGTTGTGGCCGATACTCTGCTGAGAATACTTTCTCTAGCCCTGAGTGCTTCAACCGTGAAGAAGAGGAAGTGATTTACTAATGGGCTGGAGAAGTATGGAGGCGGACTGGGACAACGGAATCGCGTATTGCGGAGAGTGTGCGCGTGAGTTCAGTGCTGCAGATAGTGTCGTGGAGGGCGGGGCTGAAGATGCAATTTGCTCGGATGAGTGCTACGATAAATACATAGGTGGTCCTGTTGTAGTGAACACCTTTTATATTCCGGAAAACAATGGTGAGGAGCCAGACGTTGTCTACTAAAGAAACAGTGTCGTTGAAGATTGGGGATCGAATCGTCGACGTCCCTAAGTATCTAGATCTTCCTGTAAAAACTATGATGGTAATCCTTAAGGAAAAGGATCCTAACCAACAGTTCATGTTGTCTTTGGAGGCTCTGTGCGAGCAACTGGAGGAGGAGGACGTGGACGTGATTGACGGTATGTCTGCTAGTGAGGCGGTTGCTTTGGTTACTGAGTGGATGAGCAAGTCAACGGAGCGTGATGGAGAGGAGCCAGAGATTGTCTAGGATTGCTGAGCACGCTATTGGTTCTAGTATCGGTATAGAGACTATCCCTTGGCCTAGGTGCAAGGTTTGCGATGGAGCTATCTATAAGGGGTTCAACGAGGACCGCGTTCGTAATGTCGCTACAGATGATGATGGAAAGCTCTACCACATCTTCGCGATTGACTGTATGCTGAGTCCTAGAGTTTTTAACAAAGAGGAGCCGGACATTGTTTATTGAGAGACCTTGGGGCGGCTACATGATTGTTTACAGTAGCCCTGAAGTTACCATGAAGATTCTCAAGGTGCTTCCTGGAAAGCGCCTGTCGCTGCAAACTCACGCTCTTCGTTCGGAAGAGTGGCGTCCGATTACTGGCGGGCTGTCAGCTCGCATAGGCGCTGGTATGTATGATTTGGTGGTTGGCAAAACCTATATCGTCGACGTCGGTATGGTTCATAGACTAATCAATGATGGGAGTGATGTTGGATATGTTGCGGAAATCATAAAAGGTGTGTACCATGAAGAAGACATTGAAAGATTGGAAGATGACTATGGCAGATCTTGAGTTTCGAGTTGGTGGGTTTCCTTTTGTGGCTAAGAACTACAAAGAGGACATTGAGCTGAACTTTGGTATGACGCGTTCGCTAGCTATGAGTGGTGGGGAGATTACGTTTTCTTTTCTGCCTTACATGCTTTCGGCTTTGAAGACTAAGCGTGACAAAGATGTTTTTAACTCGTTAGCGAATCCTGTGAAGCTTCGCGTAATCAAAGTTTGGTATGACGCCTGTAATGGTGTAGGTTTGTCGACGTCCCTAAATAATGGAGAAGAGCCTGACATTGTCTACTGATTTACAGCTTGGGGATTACGCTGTCTTTAAAAACAGCCCTGACATACACACCGCTGACGTCTATAAGGTTGTTCGTATCGTTACGAGTGGTTATGGCTTTAATATTGAGCGTGTAGTTATGGTTGCTTCGGAAGATGGAAAAGAGTACCCTGTGACTGATAATCAACTTATTCGAGTTGCTGGACCAGTGGTGAGTCATCTTAATCTTGGTGAGGAGCCAAATATTGTCTACTGACATTAGAATCAATCACAAGGGTATGGTTCTCTTTGCTAAGCCTCTGCTCGAACTGCAGGGGGAAACTGGTGGAGAGTATGTTCCTTACATAATCAAATACCGCGCTATGAATATAGCTGAGGATACGTTTGCTAGATACGCTCTCGTTAAGTCCACTGAATATACCTATCAAATGTTTGTGGACCTTGAGCCGCA